CATGGACGGCTAAAAAAACTCAAAGAGCGTAGCCGAAAGCGGAAATTACATCGTAACTTCACTATAGAGAAGAAAGAATGGTCTTCGGCGTGGTTTGGCTGGATAGATCCAATGTGGATTGCAAAAAGAGAAGACAGAAGAAGTAATAGACGTAAATTTAAAAGAGCAACTAGCAAAAGCTAACTGCTCGGTTCTCCAAGGGGGAACAAGGAGAAAGTAACTTAATGGGTTGTCTACAGTATTGACGGAATATTGAGTTTTATTCAAGGGGGGAGAGAAAAATGAACTTCTATAAAGTAATGTTTGCTTTCGGAGATCACATTAAAGTCATCAGAGCAAAGAACAGGTTTGAAGCAGTTGGTTATTACTTAATGGATGTTATGAAGTATGGAGATATACATGATGTTGTAGTCGAAGAAATGGAGCCAACTGAAAAAATCGAGTGGGAATGTATCGGATTCCCTGTTTATAAAACATTAGAGGAAATTTACAAGGACACAGAAACGATTTGGTCAGATGATACTCCATGCGTTGTAGTCGGATTAGAAAACTAAAAAAAAATTTCATTTTGTATTAAGTTGGAACATAAAAAGGGCACTTAGTAAAGTGCCCTCGTGACGAGATCAGTTCTATAATGACTATTTTATAGAGAAAGGAACTCAGAATATTATATGTGTGCCCAGTCAATTAAGTGCATTTTTACAAATAAAAGAGCAGCTAGCATAAGCTAACTGCTTTCCAGAAAAGCGTTAAGAAGGAAGTTCAGAACTCAAGTGTATTTATAGTATGGACAATATTTATAAATTTATTCGAGGAGGAACGGATATGATGGATGAATTTGAAGCGTTATTTACAAAAGTGGCTCAAGTGCAAGGTGATCAAGAATTAACATGTAATTGCACAGAGTGTTACTGGAATATGTATTTTCCTAATCGTTCTAATTCAAAGGAATGCGTATCAGAAAGTTTAGCGGATTTTAAAATGACACCTAATTCAACCGAATGTAAAGGGTATTGGGATTATGCAGAAGCATGTGGCCATCCAAAACGATAAAAGAGCAGCTAGCAAAAGCTAACTGCTCAGGTCAGGGAACTGCTGATTGGGGTTCATTTAAATGAGTTATGGCATACAGCCTATCTATATTATATACGGAATATTGAATTTTATTCAGGGAGGTAGAGAAAAATGTGGAAAGTAAAAGATATATTTCGCCTTACAATTGGGAGAAATAATAAAGAACGTAAATATTGTAAAAATAGAAAACCAATCATGCTTCTTGATGATGGGACACCGATTTATCCAATGACAGCGAGAGAAGGCAGAGAATTAGGAAAAGCACTTGTAGATGGTTTTGTTGCTGGTATTGAACAGCATAAACAAACGGTAATAGGGATAGATTGGGGTAACCCTGATAGTTCGTTTAGTGCTACGGTTACGGTCCCATACAAAAGAAACTCAACAAAATAATCCTTTTAGAAAGAGGTTGTTAATATGAATAAAGAAAAATTAAGTTTAATTGAAAAGAAGATTATTGATAATAAAAAAAGGGAGTTATATAGGGAAGTAACAGAGTTGGCATTAAGTATTAGAGATAAGCAGAACGATATCATTTGTAATTTGAAATTAATGGACAATGAAAAAGCGTATGAGTTAATCAAAGTTATCTTAGTTGAATCAATACTCAATCATAAGTTAAAAAAATCAGGAGATATTTATTGGCATAAAGAAATTGAGGATACTTTTTTAAATAATGGTATCGAGGAGATATTAAATAAGCAATAAGATAAAACAGAACACAGTCCGGCTAGAAAACTAGAGGACACCAATTCATTAAAGCGGCAATTAAAGCTGTTTTAGGAATAGGTGTCCTTTTTATTTTGAAAAGGGAGATGGGGAAATGAAGGTGTTAAAGGATCAGCTACGTGAATGGAAAAAGCAATCGAATCAAGCAAAGAAGAAAAACAAGAAAAAAAGAAAAGAAAAATTAAGTACTCGTGACATTGAAGATTTAATGGGAATTCGTGGGCCACGCTATGAGCGTAGACGTGGAGCACTAAGACAAAAGTAAAAATAATTAAGGAGGAACTCAAAATGAGAGAACAGTTATTTTTTAATATGCCAGTTGTAGATACAAAGAAAACAAAGAAAGCGGTAGAAGAAGTATTGGGGAGTTATCGTGAGTATTTGAATACATTGCCAAGTAATTTAATGCCGAAAGTAACGACAATGTTTTCAGAGGTTCCTCCGACATTTACAAATCAGTTTCATAGCTCTACTGAAGATATTGCTATTGAACGAATTGAATTAGAGCAGCAAAGAAAAGAGTACATGGATTGGGTACATCAAGCTGTGAATACGCTAAAACCTGATGAAAGATATATTATTTTTAAAAGTTATATGGAAGAAGAAATTGAATCAGACTTAAATATTTGGCTTGAATTAGGCGTAGGAAAAACAAAGTATTATAAGTTAAAAGGTTCAGCGTTACTACGTTTAGCGTTTAATTTAAAAGTGGAAGTATACAAGAAGAAAGCAAAACGTAAGGAGGGGGTGAAGAATGCATGAATCTTGTTCAGCCCATTAGAGATAGGGAAGCAATTCAGGAAATGAAGGAGTTTTTCAAGGAGCAGAATGAAAGAAATTACATTCTGTTCCTTCTTGGTATTAATACAGGATTACGCATATCGGATATACTACGTCTTCGTATTCGTGATGTGGAGGGTTGGAGTATCTTTATTCGTGAAAAGAAAACAAAGAAGGTAAAGGAAGTGAAGATGCCTCCAGAATTAAAGAAGGCAATACGTGAGTATGCGAAGGGGCGATCTAAAAATGAATTTCTTATTAAGAGTAGGAATGGTAAGAATAAGCCAATCACTCGATCTATGGCCTACGTCATATTAAACCAAGCGGCAAAAGAGTTTGGTTTAGAACGTATTGGGACGCATTCTCTCCGAAAGACATATGGATATCATCACTACAAGCAGTTTAAAGATGTAGCGGTGTTGCAACAAATGCTCAACCATACAGATCAAAAAGAAACACTAAGATACATTGGGATAGAACAAGATACGCTAAATGATTATCAAAAGAAATTTAAAATCTAGAGACCTATATTTTTTTAGGTCTTTTTTGAATTAGCTACAAAAGAAAAGTGTCAAATTCATTTTGAAGAATTAAAGCAAAGCCTTGTTACTCTAGGGAAAAACGGAATAGGCTAATTCAACACTCTATGGTTTATAGTGAATTCATTTTAGATAATAAAAGGCCATAACCAATCAAAACTATATGAAAAGAGGCTAAAAAATGATGCAGAAAAAAGATAATAAGCTAGAAGGACTGAAATGTGATGTGGTGATCTATGATGAAATGATCCGATTCGAAGATTTAATAACGATAAAAATTAAGGAGCAGATGAAGCTGGGGCAGAAGAAAATAAAATAGTAAGAAACGCGAACTATTTGCGAACTATTTACGGACTCTTTTTGGATTTTGACATGTTATATTTGTATTGTGAGAAGTGGCGGAAAACACAACTCATAAATTCCTTTATAAACTATATGTTGTCTAAACGGTTTCATAATGATGGCACATAAAATCCGAAACCAGCAGATGGTAACGATTGAATGATACCGTTATTAGGAAGAGCTTTTGCTCTTCTTTGAGCTAACAACATCCTAGGTAGACAGAATTAGGAGAACCTGATAAGTTTTCCGATGGTGTCTGTCGCGGTTGTTAGCTGAGAGAAGAATAAAACTTCACATACCGGAATTAAAGTATAAATTAATAACCCATTTCAAAGCATCCATTCGGGTGCTTTTTATTTTGGAGGAGGATGAGAGATGGAATCTATAACAGAAATAATTGCTGATTTTGAAAAAAGAATTAACGATTTACAAAGAGATAATGTTGGTTTGAAACACACTTTACTTAATGTTTCTGCAAGCGTAGAGGGACTAAGTCGAAGGGTTAGTATGTTAGAGGAAGGGTTAGCAATGAAAGCTGATATAACCCATGTTAAATGAAGTATTAAACGATCTGAGGAGGATTCACAAAATGGCTAATAACAAATTAATTGTTGAGGTAACTGCAGATACAACTGAAGCATTAGAAGGAATTAAGGAAGTAACTCAAGCTGCTAATGAATGTGCAGATGCATTAGAAAAGTTGGAGAAAGCGATGAGTAAGTTTAAAGGGAAAGCCGAACCAGTTGAAGTATCGTTTGATATAAAAACAATTGCTCAATCCACACTTGAGCAGACGGCAGACTTTATTAACTTACAAGCAAATAAACTAGATATAAAACGTTCGGATCGATTTTAATTATTGTAGGCGCTACTCTAAACTATGTAGCGTCTTGTTTGTTGTTAAGAAAAGAGAAGAGGTGAGAGAAGATGAATCACGATTTATTATGTTTAGATGGAATACTAAGGGATTTAAAAGAAGATAAAAAACAAGAGTTATGGATTGTTGGTAACAATTTAAAGTACGCGGAAGCAACTTGGAAAAGAATAAAGAATCATTTTGGAACAACTCATGTAATACCTCGTTTCATATCTAATAGTTCATTCTCTCTTGATGGACTTAATCCAATAAATGCACGAATAGTTTTGTTAGATAGATGGTGGCAAAATAAAAATGCTGTGAATCTCTTAAAACATTTTATTCCTTTAGCAAGACAGTGTCGTCAAATTAGTAATATTTAAACGTCAAATTGATTAAGGAGTGAGGATAGGTGAATGGAGTGTGTGTAGAAAAAATTGTGCATAAAGATGTGGTAGAGGTTCTATCTAAGTTTTCTACAAAGGAACTAATTGAAGCATTGAAGCTAAAAGAAGATGTGCAAATTGCTGATACAACTAAAGATACATGGCGTATACAATATGATCTAACTAAGGCAAAGAAGTATTGCTTATTAATTAATAACTGCGATGTAGAATTAGTTCAATATCTTTTGAGATTACAAGAAGCTGAACGACAATTACATGCTGGTGTTTTTTGTGAATAAAGAATATAAAACAAAACAACAGAAGCGTAAGTTCTATGATAAAAATAAACGAGATAAGGAAGCAAAGAAGTTCTATGACAGCACAGCTTGGCGAAGATGTAGAGAGCTGGCACTGATACGAGACAACTACCGTTGTCAAGAGTGTATGAAGCATGAGCCATTGATACCAGTACCTGCTGATATGGTTCATCATATCAAAGAAAGAAGTGAATATCCTGAACTTGCATTAACCTTAGATAACTTAATTAGTTTATGTAACGCATGTCATAACAAAGAGCATCCTGAAAAGGGTGGAGGGAAAAAGAAAAATAAAAGAAAGATTCAGTTCGTAAAAGTAAAAGCGAACAAAGAATTCATATAGCCCCCCTCCTTTTATTGTTCAGAGCCGTTTCCACCCAGACCGGACGCCTCCTTCGTGGGTAGCGCAAGTGATGTTTCTAAAGGGGGGTAAAGCCTGAAAATAAGAGCTTTTTATTTCTGAATTGGTACTTTTTATCCATAAAATGTAAGTGAGGTGATATCGTGGATAAAGGATTGATTGAGAGGAAACCGCCTACGCATTTAAAAAAGGTAGGAAAAGATACTTGGATTCGTATTTGGTCTGTTTTAGAAGTTGAAGGAAAGGCTGATATCAATGATCCTATTGTAGTTGAAGCGATTGCCTTCAGTTATCAAATGTTTAGAGAGATGGCAGCTAACGTTAAAAAAGAAGGCCTGACGATGGAGTATACAAATAAAGCTGGTGCTACAAATCTGACTAAGCACACTTTGATACCAGAGATACCTAAATATTTACAACAGATTCGACAATATTTAGGGGAGCTAGGGTTGACTGGGGCAAGTCGAAAAAAGCTTCAGGAAGAGCTAACTGGAGATTCTGATGATGATTACGACAACTTCTAAGCCCTCTGAAATAGCTAAGTGGTATAAAAATTGGCGAAATGAGCAGATACAGCATTTTAATATTTTGGTAGATCCATCTCCTGAACTAAGAACAACTTGGTATGCAGAACAAGTTGTGAAAGGAAACATAATAGCTAGTAAGAAAAATGTCTTGTCTTGTCAACGTCATCTAAACGATTTGAGGAGACAGGGGACTGAGGAGTTCCCTTGGGTTTTTGATGAAGAAAAAGCGCATCGACCTATACGATATATAGAAAAGTTTTGTCGTCCATCAAAAGGTGATTATAAAAGGTTGGTTCTTCAACCGTGGCAACACTTTGTTATAGGTTCTTTGTATGGATGGATTCATAAAGATACAGGTTATAGGCGCTTTCGTGAGGGCCTTATTTTTATTGGACGTAAAAATGGAAAAACTACAATGATTTCTGGTTTATCTAATTATGCTGTTGCTAAAGATAATGAACCAGGTGCTCGTGTTTATGTTTTAGCAAATACAAAACAACAAGCTGGGGAGTTATTTGATGAAAGTCGTGCAATGGTTCAAAAATCACCCCTTCTTCGGAAACATTTACGCGAAAATCAGAAAGGTATTTTCCATGATAAAACGCATTCTAAAATTGAACCTCGTGCATCAGATAGTAAGAAACTAGACGGATTAAATACACATCTTGGTATTTTTGATGAAATACATGAATTCAAAAACTTTAAGTTAATTAATGTTATAAAAAAATCACGTGGTGCACGTAAACAACCAATGATTGTTTATATCACTACGGCAGGATATCAGCTTGAAGGACCACTTGTTCAATACTATGAAATTGCAACTGATGTTTTGGAAGGAGTTATCGACCAAGATAGAAAGTTTTATTTCATGGCCGAAATGGATAGTGTGGATGAAATTGAGAATCCTGAACTATGGATTAAAGCAAATCCTAATATGGGAGTTTCGCTAGATCTTCCATCACTTATTGATGACTGGAATACAGACAAGCATACAGATGCGGAAAAGAATGACTGGATTACAAAACAATTTAACATCTTTGTTGATAATGATGAAATGTCCTTTGTAGGTATTGAGATATTAAAAAGAAATGAAGAAGTTATTGATATAAAGGCATTAGTTGGTAAAGAATGTGTTGCAGGTTATGATTTATCCGCAACAGAAGATTTTACAAGCGCTTGTTTAGAGTTCCCTTTAGAGGATGGAAATGTTTTTGTGCTATCTCATAGTTGGGTTCCGCAGGCTAAAGTTGATCGTGATAACGAGAATATTAGTTTCAAAGAATTTAAAGACAAAGGTTGGCTCACTATTATCCCTGGTGAGTATGTGAAATATGAGTATGTGTATGATTGGTTTGTCGAGCAATCTGAACAATATTTTATAAAGAAAATCACTTATGATCCAGCCAACGCTTACCGTTTAAATGAAGATTTGAAAGCATATGGATTTAAAACCGAACCAGTTCGACAAGGGCATTTAACTTTAAGCCCAGCATTAAAGGATGTAAAAGAATTGTTGTTGGATGGAAAAATAATCAGTAATAAAAACCGTCTTTTTCGTTGGTATATGAATAATGTAAAGCTTGTGGAAGACAGAAACGGGAACTTTTTACCATCTAAACAGAGTAAATATCGAAAGATTGATGGCTTTGCAGCATTTTTAAACGCTCATACGGAAGTAATCCCTATGTTATCTCAATTACAAGGTGATGGAAATATTGAATTTATATCAGTTAACGATCTTTTTAAATAGAAAGGCGGTGAGAAATTGAAACTGATTAATCGTATTAAAGGAGCAATTAAAGGAGCTTCATTGGGATGGAAAGGTGCTGGATATGATTTCACTTCATGGTTTGGAAGGAAGTTTTGGGGTATTGATAATGCGAAGTTAGCTACAAATGAGACGATTTTTAGTGTGATTAGCAGATTATCTAATACGGTAGCATCTCTGCCATTAAAGCTTTATAAGGATTATGATACTGTTGTTAATCAAGTGTCTGATGTTGTGATGAATGAACCTAATCCTAACATGACCGGATTTGAATGGATAAATAAAATTGAAGTTTCAAGAAATGAAACTGGAAATGGATATGCAGCTATCATTCGTGATATTCGATTTCAAGTGGAATCATTAATCCCTATTGAATCTGCTTATGTAACGCCTTTTTTAAACACGGATGATAATAGTTTATGGTATGAGGTACGTGGTATTGAAGGCACGTATTACATCCACAATATGAATATGTTTCATGTCAAACACATCACAGGCATTTCAAGGTGGAAAGGTATTTGCCCAATTGATGTTTTGCGAAATACTCTTGAATATGATAAGGCAGTACAAGAATTTAGTTTGTCAGAAATGCAGAAGAAAGATAGTTTTATTTTGGATTATGCAACACAGGTAGATAATGACAAAAGACAAAAAATCATTGATGATTTTAGACGATTCTATCAAGAAAATGGCGGTATTTTATTCAGGGAACCAGGTGTGAATATAGAAGAAATGGAGCGGAAATACTTCGCTTCAGATACGTTAGCATCAGAACGAATTACTCGTTCACGGGTTGCTAACGTTTTTAATGTTCCGGTTACATTTTTAAATGACACGGAAGGACAAAGTTACAGCAGTAATGAACAGTTGATGATTCAGTTTGTTCAAATGACTTTGACTCCTATTGTTCGTCAGTATGAGCAAGAAATGAATCGTAAGTTGCTGAATAAAAAAGAACGGCAAGAAGGCCATTACTTTAAATTCAACCTTGGAGGGCTGTTAAGAGGTGATACAGCTTCAAGAACAGCTTATTACCAAGCCGCAATTAGGAGTGGATGGTTATCACAAGATGATGTTCGTCAAAAAGAAGATGAACCGCCTGTGGGTGGTAATGCTTCAAAACTTTGGGTAAGTGGTGATTTATATCCGATTGATATGGACCCAACTCAACGGAAGGGGGTGAAAAACGGTGGCAAAGAACAAACAGAATAAGTTTTTTCAAATGAAAGCATCCGCCAATGGTAAAACGGCCGATGTTTTTATTTATGGAGAAATTACAAAGTATGCATGGGAAGAGTATGGAGAAGTATCTTCTATTACGTTCAAAAATGAACTTGATGAATTAGGTGACGATATTGCAACGATTAACCTTTACATCAATAGTCCAGGTGGATCTGTCTTTGAAACGATGGCTATTATCGCAATGTTACAAAGGCATCAGGCGAAGGTTATCTCTTATATTGATGGAATAGGCGCTTCATGTGCGTCAGTATTACCAATGATTTCAGACAAAATTATTATGTATGCTAATTCAATGATGATGATTCACAATGCATGGACATATGCATCAGGAAATGCCGATCAGCTACGTAAAGCAGCGGATGATATTGAACGTATTAACCAATCGATGGTACAACACTACCTAACCCGTGCTGGTGACAAGTTAGATGAAGATACGTTAAAACAATTACTAGATGCAGAGACATGGTTATCAGCTGAAGAAGCAATGGGGTATGGACTTTGTGATGAAATTATCTCAGCAAATAATGCAACGGCATGTCTAGATGAAAAGTGGGTGAAGGAATACAAAAATATTCCACAACAATTAGTTAATGCACAAGCTAACATATCATCAAACGAAATGTTAGAACGACAAAAAATTGCCGAAGAAGCGAAAGCTAACGCGGACTATATAAAAACAATTTTAGGAGGAATTCATTCATGAAAATGCAAAATAAATTTCGATTATCCCTTGGTAACTTTCAATACTTTTCAAAAAATACATTATTTGAATTAAAACAAAATTTATCTACTATTGGTCAACAGCTCCAAAAAGTAGAGAATGAACTTTCTCAGAAGGCAATTGATCCATCCGCAACTATGGAAAGTCTACAAACGTTACAACAATCCAAGAAAGATCTTCAAATGCGCTTCAATGTAATTAAAGAACAACATGACACGATGGAAGCTGAACAAAAAGCACAATTTCAAACTCAAACTGGTTTACAATCTATTGAAGATCCAAAGCAAAAGGTAATTGCAGCGAAAGCAGAGTTAGTTCGCGCTACAATTCGCGGTGGTACTTTATCACAAGAAGCACGAGCAGCTCTTGGTGATAAGAACTCAACAGGTGGAGAAAAAATTCTCCCAAGCACAATGACGAATGAATTATTACATGAACCATTCGTTAAAAATCCATTAAGGGAAGTATCTACATTTACAAGTGTAACGAATCTTGAAATTCCTAAAGTTACATTTACATTAGATGATGATGATTTTATTGCTGATACAGATACAGCGAAAGAACTAAAAGCAGAAGGTGATGTTGTAATATTTGGACGTCACAAATTCAAGGTCTTTGTACCTATCTCAGAAACTATTTTAGCGTCAACAGATACAAACTTAGTACAAGTTGTAGATCAGGCGTTAGAAAGTGGTTTAGCAGCAAAAGAAAAGAAAGTGGCATTTACAACAACTCCTAAAGCTGGAGAAGAATCCATGTCATTCTATAAAGCTGGCATTAAAAGTGTTAAAGGTGCTACTTTATATAAAGCTATTAAGTCGGCAGTTGCAGATTTACATGAAGATTTCCGTGCAAATGCAACTATTGAAATGCGTTACGCGGATTATTTAGAAATAATTGAAACACTGGCTAATGGTAGTGCTACTTTATATAATGCTCAACCAGAACAAGTTTTAGGGAAACCAGTTAAGTTCTGTGATTCAGCAGTGAACCCTATTGTGGGTGATTTCAGGTATTCTCACTTCAACTACGATCCAAATATGATTTATGATCGTGACAAAGATGTGAAAACAGGCATTGAATTATTTGTGTTAACAGCTTGGGTTGATCATAAAATTAAACTGAAATCAGCATTCCGTATCGCTGAAGTACAGACTACACCCTAATCCTCCCCAAGAACCAACAGGATTAAAAGTTGATTCTACAACAGTAACTACGGCCAACATTAGTTGGTCTCCTGTTGTGTATGATGGGGGCATTAGAGAATATCAAATATTACGTAATGGCAAACAAGTAGGAACGTCAGTAGCAACAACCTATAAAGATACAGGATTAACAGGTGATACAACATATTCTTATCAAGTAAAAGCCGTTGGGAATAACGGATTAAGTTCAACGTTAAGCGTTGAATTATCAGTGAAAACAAATGCTTCAGGATCGTAGGTGATAGCATGCTGGAGCTTATAAAAGGAAAATTAAAAATTGATGGGAATGAAGAGGATACAGTTATCCAACTTCTAATCGATGGAGCAAAAGAAGCTTTACTAGGTTCTGGTGTTCCTGAAAGTGAAAAGGCCCTTTACAAAATAGCGGTAATTACACATGTTTTATTAAACTATGAGAATCAAGATAAATCATTAAATGTCCCTGCTTTAAAACAGTCATTAGAAACTACCATATTACAATTAAGGGACTATAATAACGGTGATAATCATGAATCCAAGCAAATTAAATAAACGAATAACAATTCAAAAGGAAATTACAAATAAGAAAGATGAAGAAGGAAATCCAATTCCACCAGAATGGAAAGATGTTGTCACTGTTTGGGCAAGAGCAAAAACACCATTTGGAAAGGGATTTAACTATGAAATATCCGCTGGAAATACTGAAAATGCCGTACGTACAGTGAATTTTTTTATGCGATTTCGTAAGGGAATTGATTCGAAAATGCGAGTCTTATATGATGACCGACTCTTTGAAATAAAAGCTGTTGTAGATGTTGATGAACAACATAAAGAGATATGCTTGGTGTGCGAGGAGCGATCTATATGGCAGAAGTAACAACCTTTGGGATACAAGAAGCTATTCAACGTTTTGAAACTTTAGGAAGAAGTGTAAAAACAATTGAAAACTCAGCATTAAAGAAAGGTGCTGAGGTAGTAAGGGATGCTCTAGAGGTAGAAAGCCCAGTAAGTGCACATCCGAAACCACCTTCACCAAAAGAATCATGGAGAACAGGTAAACATGCAAAGGACGAGGTGCTTGTCGGAAAAATAAAAACTCGAAATGGAGTTAAATCAATTAGTGTGGGGTGGGAAAGAGATGATAATTCCCCACACTTTTATATGAAATTCCAAAACTGGGGAACAAGTAAAATGCCACATCCACCACATAAAGGCTTTATTGAGAAGACAGTAACTCACACGGAAGTAAAGGCAGTTCATGAGATGCGAAATGTCTTTGCAACGGCATTGCATATCGTATGAGATTCTTAGAAAGAGATGTGTTACGTGCACTTACAACGCCTTTTATTGTAGAAAAAATTGGTGGAGAATATATCTACAATATGATTCGTGGTGACGATAACGGAAAAATATGGATTACTTATTCTGAGTTAGATAATAGTGCTAGCAGATACGCGGAGGGTGCGGAATCTACTAGCACTATTTTATTTCAAGTAGATATTTGGTCCTTTAGCCCTGTGAAGGGCGATTTAAAAGAAGCGGTAAACACTTCTATGAAAAATATAGGATTTCAGCGTATTACAACAGCAAATTTATATGAACCAGATACGAAAATCTATCATTATGGTATGAGGTTTCGTACAGAATTAAAAATTTAGGAGGAAAACAAATATGGCAATTGCAGTCGATTTTAGAGATTTACATTATGCGATTTTGACAGAAACACCAGATGGTAAGTTTACGTATGCAGCACCTAAGAAAATTGGAGATGCAGTAAGTGGCAAGGCTTCACCTAAAAATGAATCCGTAACGTTCTATGCAGAAGGAGGGCCGCTAGCAACAGCAAGTGCCTTTGGTGGTGTGGAGATTGAACTAGAAACAGCGGATATTTCATTATCTACTTACGCTGAATTATTAGGAAAGAAACTAATTAAAGGTCAGGTAATTGATAATGTAAATGATGTTGCTCCATATGTGGCATTATTATATCGTTTACCAAAAGACAATGGGAAAAATCGTTTTTATTGCTACTACAAAACGAAGTTTGAAATTCCTGAAGATGAACACAAGACAGCTGAAGACAAACCGACTTTCCAATCAGCTAAAATTAAATGCAAAGCGATCCAACGTTCAGATGGAAACTGGAGACATCGTTTAGATGAAGAAGAAACAGGATACGATGCAACTGTTGCATCGAACTGGTTTAAAACAGTTCCAACACCACCAACAGAAACGGCACCATCACTTAGCAAATAAAATTATAAAAAGGGTACAGCTCAATGCTGTGCCCTTTATTTATGAAGGGAGATTCAATTATGCAAGAAAATCAAAAGACAGAATCGTTTAAATTGGTTTTAAATCTACCCACTGGTAAAAAAACTTTCTTTTTACCAACATACATTTCGTCTACTGACGGTTTTGAAGCAGCTGAATGGACAGAGAAATTGAGTGTTGATAATGTTCACTTTGATGTACTAAAAGAAGCTACTCATTTTGTTGTTAAAGTGTTTGGAAATCGATTTACAGTGGAAGAGTTTCTTGAAGGAGTACACATTTGGTTTTTAACATCAACTATCTATGCAATTTGTTTAGCGATTGTAGGTCGTATTGCTGAGGCTGTAGCAGTTATTAATGCTATTGATTCAAAGACTAATGCAGCAAAAAAAAAGAGACAGAGGAACAGAAAGAACCGTTCAAACCTACAGAAATGATGTTAGGGATATATAGTATGTTACAAGATTCTGGCATGTCCCAAGCGGATATTAATCAGATGGATCTAGTACTTTTCTTTAAAACGTTAGCTTATAAGAAAAAGCAAGAAGATAAAAATGTAGTCCGTACAGCAAATCAAGCACCAGATTGGTTGTAAAGGTAGGTGAGGTAAATGGCTGGAGATATGGAAATTGGCGCACGAGTCACGTTGGATACCCAACGTTTTGAAAATGGAGTAGCAGGAATTAATCGTGGTTTACGTTTATTAGATTCAGAGTTCAATTTAACGAGTGAAAGAGCTAGATTACTTGGTAACTCTGTTGAACAGTTACAAAATAAGTTAACTCATTTGAATGAAAAATTCACATTACAAGGACAAAAGGTAGAACATTACCGCCAAAAGATTGAACAAGCAAGACAAAAACAAGAACAATTACAAGCTTCAAATTTAACATTGGCGGCATCGATGGAACGTCTTGAAACACAGTATGATCAGGCTGTACAAAATTTCGGACGTAATTCCCAAGAAGCCAAACAATTAAAGCAAGAATTAAAACAACTTCAAGCTGAATACACATCTAACGGTCAAGCGCTTCAACGATTAAATACGCAAATAGATAACAATACGATTGCTATGAATCGTGCTGAAACAGCTCAAGAGCGAATTCAAAATGAAATAAGAGAAACAAACCGTGAATTAGCCGAGCAACAAAATCGTCTTCATCGTACTGGAGAACGGATGCGCGATACAGGAAATAAAATGCAAGATGTAGGTGGACAAGTCGGCACTACCTTTGCGGCCATGACTGGGGTTATAGGTGCTGGACTTGCGATGGCTGTAAAGGAATCTATGAATTTTGAGCAGAAGATGGCTGATATTCAAGCAGTTTCTGGTGCAACTGGCGATGAAATGAAGAAAATTAGCGAACTTGCAGTACAGATGGGAGAAAAAACAAAATATTCATCTGTGGAAGCAGGGCAAGGTATTGAAGAGCTAATTAAAGCAGGGGTAAGTCTAACAGACATTATTAATGGCGGTTTAGAGGGTGCCTTGAACTTAGCGACAGCTGGGGAATTAGAATTGGGGGATGCAGCAGAAATTGCTTCTACAGCTCTAAATGCATTTAAGGATGATAATTTATCAGTAGCTCAAGCAGCTGATCTATTAGCTGGTGCAGCGAATGCTTCAGCAACTAGTGTTGGAGAAATGAAGTTTGGTTTATCAATGGTTTCAGCGGTTGCAGCTGGTGTGGGGCTTAGTTTTAAAGATACAACAACAGCATTAGCCTTATTTGCACAGAACGGGTTAACATATAGCCCCGTTGTGGAGAGATTCGCAGCGTAAAGGACGTGAATTCGGTGGAAGCTAAGGCGAAAGCTATGCTAATACCGAGCCAAGCTGGATAGGAATATTCAGAAGGTGTAGAGACTAGAGGGAGTAAACGAGAACCGTCGAAACCTCCACGAGCGCGTTCCATCCTAACGTAAAAGGCGAGGATGATGATATAGTCCGATACTCCAATGAAAGTTGGAGAATATGAGATAAAGAGCTCATATATAACGAATGTAAAAGGTTCTGATGCAGGTACTTCATTGAAAACCATGCTAGCAAACTTAATTCCAAAATCTAATGAAGCTTACGATATGTTTAGTGATTTGGGATTAATAACAATCGATACTGGCAAAGCAATGCAGTTTCTTGGAGAAAGAGGGATTAAACCAACTTCAAATTCATTTAAAGATGTAACTGGCGCTTTATCTGAGTACGCAGCAAAACAAGCCGGTGTGAAGGTTGGATCTGAAAAAGCAGAGAAGGCGTTTCAAAAATTAACTTTTGAAACGGGTATTATGACAAACGCCTTTTTTGATTCAAATGGTAACTTAAAAGAAATGTCTGATATAGCTGAAATTCTTCAAATGGCAATGCAAGGATTAACGGCTGAGCAAAGACAGTCGTACATGTATACATTGTTTGGTTCTGATGCTATTCGTGCCGCTAATATTCTTTATAAAGAGGGCTCAGATGGTGTGAAAAATATGTATACTGAAATGTCAAAGGTAACAGCATTAGAAGTTGCTGAGACAAAGATGAATACAACAAAAGGGAAAATTGAAGAATTAAGTGGTGCTGTAGATACTCTTAAAAAGTCATTTGGTGATGCGTTGTTGCCTATTTTAGTAGATGTAGTAGCGAGTGTTCAAGGTGTCGTAGATTGGTTTAACAATTTAGATGAATCCACACAACAAATGATTGCGAAAAGTTCTTTATTGGCTTTCGGAATAGCAGGAGTAACAACAGCTTTAGGATTTTTGGCTATGGGAGTAGGCGCTCTGTTAGCGAATCCAATTGCATTAGCTATAACTGGGGTTATTCTCGGGGTTGGTGCGCTAGGTATAGCGTTATTTGATTTGAATGAAAAATCAAAACAAGCGGAATCTCAAATGGGGAAATTCGGTCAAAAAGTGAGCGATGCAACGAGTAAGGCAGCAGGTGCTTATGTAGATTTAAAAGATAAAGCAATCAATAATATGATGGATTTGAAACTGAAAACAGGCGAAGAAGCAAATAAAGCCGCTGATGAAACAATTAAAGCTTTTCAACGAATGACAAATGAAGTCATTAAAGAGTTGGAAGGAAAGAAAAGCGATTTTAATAAAATGTTTAATCAGCTGATGGGCGTTGTACCTGAGGGGGCAAAAGAATCTTTAACGCAAGTGAAAAATGAGGTCATTGCAGCGATTGACAAAGAAATGGAGGTTGCTACACAGGCAGGGCAGATTCTAGAAGAAGGTATTAAGAGGTATCAAGGGGATACTATGAAAATGCCAAAAGACTTCGCTCAAAAGTTTGATCAAGCCTTACAGGTTGCAGATAAGAATGTCAAACAATTCTATACAAAAGCTAAAGAAATTACATCTATTTCAAAAGAAATCGAAGCTGGCGGAATGTTATCTGTAGATGCCGGTAAGAAAAGATTTGAGAGCATCATTAAAGTGTATGATGAGGGTGTGAAATCTTTAGAAAAGCAAACAAAGGGCTGGCGTGAAAATGTAGAAAAGATGTTTAATTCTGGCCAAATACAACCAGAGAAACGAAAAGCTTTATTAGATACAATTGCCCTTTATGAAGCTAAACATGTATCTGATCTACAAACCATACGAGGGGATGCATTTAAAAAGTTAGAAGAACATCTAAAAGCCGAAGATGCTTCTATTGTTTTGGCGAATGCTAATAAAATAGAAGCCGAAAGTAAAGGCTGGGCCGAAAAAACAAAAGCTTATCTGTTTGGAAAAGAGACGTATGAAGAAGTTTCTAATCGCTTTAATAGCGAACAAGAATTATCCGAAAAGAAACATAAAGATAAACTCTTAGAGTTTGAATTACAGTATGGAAAATCCAAAATTGAAAGCATAGGAATGTATGTATCTGAACTTCAAAAAGGTACAGAATCCTCTAAACTGTTAGCTGAGTCGATGGCAAAAGAAGTTGACGGGAAGATGAAAATTGATTTAGGACCGGCTGGACAATTCACAATTGATACCTTCTTACAAAAACTTCAAAAAGGCGAATTAGATTCTTCAGCTGTGGCAACCGCAAACGCTAATAAACTGAAAGAAGTTTATAAAGTAGACCTATCACAAAGTGGTATTGAATCAATGCAAAAATGGATTGATGGTATTAAAACAAAAGATACTGGTGAAGTAAGAGAATTTCTAAGCAAAAACATGCAGGGTAATACCACAATTGATTTAGGAATCTATGGGGAAATGACAATGGATTCGTGGATTACAGGACTTCAAACTGGAACTTTATCTTTTGATACTGTATTTCAGTTTTTTCAACAGCAAGTGAAAAATGGCGTGAATGTAGATGCTACTCAAGAAGGTCAGAATAATATTCAAACTTTAATTAATGGGATGCAAATTGGGGCTTTATCTTTACCACAAGTAGCACAAACTATGGGACTAGATATCAAAAGTAATGTTCAAGTTGATCTAGGCGAATCAGGTCAGGTTAATGTACAGACACTTGTCCAAGGTATGCAAAATGGTTCTATTAATGCAGAACTTGCAGCGAAAGCCATTGCAGAGTTAATTAAAAATGGGGCTAAGTTAGATTTAACTCAGGTTGGATCAGATATGAGCCAAACGCAAGCTAACGGAATTGCCGGTAATACTTCGCCTGAAATAGCTGCTACCAATAAAAAGAATGCTGTTGAGTCTATTATAGGGAGTACCACTGATGGTGGGGGAGGAAATAAAGCCGGGCAAGAATTGGGCGATGGTATCATATCTAAAAGGGGATTTATTAAAGGTAGTGCCTTAGATAGTGTAGCTGCTGCTCATGAAGGATTTAATACTATTAATGGTCAGCCTGCAGGAGACAAAGGTGGTATTGATTTTGTTTCTGGTATTCGTTCAAAAAAGGAACTTGCTAGAAATACTGCACAAGGTAATGCAGGAGCAGCTGAGCAAGGTTTCGGAACTATCAAGGGAGATCCATTAGGTTTAAAAGGCGGAAATGATTTTGCGGGTGGTTTACGGTCTACGCGTGGTACAGTGCAAAATGCAGGTAGTGATGTTGCGTCAGCAGGGGAACGAGGTTTAAAAAGTTCTGATACACAAAGTTTAGGTTCTCATTTCGCGTCTGGTTTTGCAAGTGGTATACGCAATGGTAAAGGAGTCGCACAAAGTGCTGGGGAAGCTTTAGCATCAACAGCTTTCGAAGCGGCGAAAAGATGGTTAGATATCCGATCACCATCTCGTAAAGTAAAGCAAGAAATAGGGTTTCATTTTGGTACTGGTTTTGCATTGGGAATTCAAAGTTCAAATGGTTTAGTAGCAAATGAAAGTCGCGCTCTTGGAATAAATGCTTATGACTCTCTTGTAAATGAACTACACCCTAACAATTTAGCTTTTGCAGGAGTTCAAATGGCGAATGGAATTGCAATGGGAATTAAGAGTCGATATTCCGTCGTACGAGATGCATTGCACGATACTGTGTCAGAAGCAGTTGATAGTATTAGGAGTATAAAACCCGAAGAAATATTTAGCTTTCAAGGTGATGATCCATTAACTAAATATTTTAATGCAATCTTTGTAGATGGAGATTGGCAAAATGATTGGATTACACATATTCCTGAAAGTATGCGTGATATGGTTAGAGAAATAGGTCGTCAAATAGAACGGTTCGAAGGGCTCTCCATTTATGATGTCGGGAACCTTTCTAGATGGAGAGAAGTGCTATCTGACAATCCTAATGTCGTTCAATATAGACCTGATAATGATAATCCAGATAAACAACCATATACAAAATCAGGCCCAACATATATTGAAATTCCAGTCGTACTAGATGGAAGAGAAATAGCTCGCGTAAGCCATCCTTACGTAACTGAATATCAGAATAGAGAAAAAGAAAGAAACTCAGTCTTTTAGATTTGAGTTTCTTTTTTATAAAAGGAGGTAAATAATGAGCTCTTTTTCATTTAATGGGGAACGAAAAAGTTACATTCACATAGAAAGAGGATGGAAAAGACCAGCATGGGCACCATTAAGAAGAAATTTGTTAAATGCTCCAAGCTATCAAGGAGCGAGACTATTAAGTACAGATACTGATATGCGTGTTTTATCTGTACCTGTTGGAATTATAGCGCCAAATGGCATTGGTTTAGAAAGATTAAAAGAAGAAATAGCATCCTGGTTAATTACAGAACAACCAGCAGAGCTTATTTTCGATATAGAAAATGAAAGGACCTATTTAGCTGTTGTGGATGAAGAATTCAATATTGATGAATTCGTAGATATTGGAAAAGGTGTTTTGAAGTTTATTTGTCCAATGCCTTATAAATTAGGTCCTACAAGAACCGTAGAATTTCAAGCGGATGAGCGTGAACTAGTGGCAAATATTCAAAACAAGGGGAGTGTCGAATCTAACCCGATTATTGAAATTGAAGTAACGAAACCTTCCACTTTTCTTGATGTTTGGAATGGAGATAATTATTTTCGTATCGGATGGCCACTTAGAATGGATCAGGTACCCGTTGAAAGAAACCAGCGTGTTATGTGGGATGAAATGTCTACAACTGTAGGTTGGACGAATGTTCCGAATGCAGAAGATATGGTAGGGGGCGGAGCGTTCAAAGTGGATGCAGGCTCACGCCTAGTTCCGGTTTATTTAGGTGAAACAAACATAAAAGGATGGCATGGTTGCATAGCTAAAAAGAACATCCCACAAGGACCATTACAGGATTTTATTATGCAGGCTTATGTTGGGGTAAGAAGCTCGCATCCCGATCAAATGGGACGTGTTGAGATTGGTTTGTTGGATGAAAATAGCGACTATGTAGCTCGTATTTCTATGAATGATGTCCATTGGCAAGCTGAACAAAATACAGGTTTTGCTAAACTCGGAAACAAAAAGAAACCTGTCAGCGAGCGAGTACTTATAAATGAACCAGGAGACCATCCTACTACATGGAATCAATATCGCGGCCGATTATGGTTAGCTCGCACCGGTAATAGGTGGGAAGCTTATATTTCTAAGTTTTTATGGAATACCGAAAAGGATGATTCGGAACGCTTTGTCGTGTGGGAAGACGAAAATAATGTGAACATGGATAAGGTAGCACAAGTTCAAATTAGCATCAGTCAATTTTCGGATAACATGTTCTGTACAGACATGAGCATTGATGATTTGAAAATCTGGAAGGTTAATATGAATACACAAGATAACCCACCTTACATTTTTGATGTTGGAGATAAGGTAGTTATTGATACCGAGCGAAGCCTTGTATCGATTAATGGTAAAAAAGCTATAAATTTAAAAGATATATTCAGTGATTATCCAGTTGTTAGCAAAGGATCAAACAAGCTTGAAATTATGCCTTCCGATGTAGGAATAGCCAAAGTAACGTATAGGGAGAGATATCGATGAGAGCACCTAGCGGCACACTTCATGTCATTGATTTTAAAACAGATCAAATTGTTGCTAATATCCAGCCGCAAGATTATTGGGATGATATACGTCATTGGGAGATTAAGAACAATATCGATACGTTAGAGTTTAAAGTGTTTGATAATACAGAGCATGCAGCTACACTCATGCAACAAAATTTAGTATTAAAAGAAGTGCGTGATGGACGGATTGTTCCTTACGTTATAAATAATGAAGCCGAAAAGGATTCAAGAGATAGATCACTTACTGTACGTGCTTCTGGAGCATGGGTTCAGATAGCAAAAGACGGTTATATCATGCCGCAACGTATAGAAGGTAAAACCGTAAATCAGTTTATGGATATGGCCCTTGCAGGTATGAAATGGAAACGTGGCAAAACAGAGTATGCTGGTTTCCATACAATGACCATCGATACAATTATAGATCCTCTTACCTTTTTAAAGAAAATAGCTTCTTTATTCGAATTAGAGATTCAATACCGTGTAGAAGTAGTCGGTTCACAGATTGTTGGCTGGTACGTGGATATGGTAAAAAAACGCGGTAGAGACACTGGCAAGGAAGTAACTTTAGGGAAGGATTTAGTCGGTGTTAGGCGTATCGAGCATTCTAGAGATGTTTGCACCGCCCTTGTTGGATTCGTCAAAGGTGAAGGGGATACTATTATCACAGTTGAAAAAATTAACGATGGTTTACCTTATATTACTGATAGCGAAGCTTTTCAACGTTGGAATGAGAAGGGTAAACATAAATTTGGATTCTATTCTCCAGAGACAGAAGAACAAAATATGACACCGCAACGTCTTTTAACTCTTATGAAAACAGAGTTCGCAAAACGCGTTAATACTTCTGTTGTTTACGATGTAGAAGCTGCAGCTATAGGTCGTGTATTTGGACTAGCTCATGAGCTAATTAATGAGGGGGATACAATCCGAATAAAAGATACAGGATTTACACCGAAACTTTATTTAGAAGCACGGGCAATTGCTGGTGATGAGTCATTTACAGACCCTTCACAAGATAAATATGTGTTTGGAGACTATCGAGAAATTGTTGACGCTAATGATGAGTTAAGAAAATTATATAACAAAATTCTTGTTTCATTAGGTGATAAAGCTAACAAAGAACTATTAGAACAGCTAGAAATATTAGCTGAAGAAGCAAAGAAAGAGTCTGAGCAAGCTGTAAAAGAATCTCAAGTGGCAAAAGAGATTTCAGAACAGTTAAAAGAGAATATAGAAAATAATATGATTGATATCATCGAGGCAATGAATCCACCGTCAACAGGTCTTAAACCAAATAAAACACTGTGGCGTGATATTAGCAATGGTAAACCCGGTATTTTAAAAATATGGACAGGTACCGTTTGGGAATCGGTTGTTCCAGATACAGGACCGTTACAACAAAGCATAAAGGATGCAAAAAAAGATATTGATACTTTAAAAGAGACAGTAAAAGATATGCCTGATACAACCTGGTTAAATCAGCAACTTGAAGGTAAAGCGAATAAAGAAGACACTTATACGAAAGAGTGGGTAAACGGTAATCTTATCGGAAAGCAAGTATACGAGACAAACCGTGAAGGTGATATAAAAGTACTGACTGAAACAAAAACGACTGCTGAGCGCACAGCCGAAGAGATTAAAAATAAAGCAGAAAAAACAGAGATAACAACTCTAACTGATAATCTGAAACTAGTAACTCAAACAGCTAATACAGCTAAACAGACAGCAGAATCTAACACTAATACCATTACAGAATTAAAAACTACTGTAAATAATATTTCTGTAGGTTCAACCAATTTAGCTAGCGGTTCAGAAACAGGGTTAAGTAAACAGAACATGACAGGAAACTGGTCAGACAGTAAACAAATGACTGTTTCCGATAAGATTAATTACAGAAACAAGACGTTTACTATTTCCTTCTTATTTACTGGGAAAATGACAAAACTCAATACTAACCCTTGGTTTGGTGTTGAAACAGCAATAACGTATACAGATGGAGAGCAAGAATGGAAATCTGTACGTGCTGATTCGCAATTAAAGATTAATGTGGATTATAAAGACGAACCACTATCAGTTACATTTAGAATAAAAGATAAAGATGTAACTCAAGTTAAATTTTATTACTCTGGGCGCAATATTGATGGGAATTTAAACTCACACCATGCAAAAATTGAAGAAGGTAACATACGAACAACATGGCAACTTTCTAACGATGAAGTTACTTCTAAAGCAGATTTTACTAAAACAACAAATGAGATTAAGCAAACAGTAGATACGAACTCACAAACAATCTCGACGGTACAAAAAGACCAAGGTACAATGCAAACCACTTTGAATGAAGTGAAGCAGACCACAAATTCGAATTCTCTTGATATTAAAACGCTAACAGAAACACAAACGGATCAAGGAAAGCTCATTCAAGAAAACAAGAATGAAATTACACAAACACAAGACTCATTAAGTTCAAAGATTTCAGAAAAGCAAATGAAAGCTTATGTAGGAGCGCTTGGTAGTACAAATCAATTCTTCAATACAGAGTTTAAGAAAAAAACAGTTGATGCTAACGGCAATATAATAAACGAGATCGCTAGTACTGATAAATGGACAATAGCAGGAGTTGTATCAGGTGCTACAGTAACACCAGTAACAGACAGACGCCATGACGGTTATAACTCAGTAAGAATTGCAAATACAGGGGTTGTAGCAAATAGTTGGACTGGTATTTCTCAAAGTATTGGAGCATTACAAAATAGTGGCGACTACGTGTTGTCTGCATGGGTTTATGTAGTAGATAAAAATTTATTAGACCAAGGGGCGTGCGTTAAGCTTCAATTCTTCAATGGTTCAACAGCAGTAGGAAATTTTACACAAACGGAGTTTAAGGATTCATTAGTAAACGGATCATGGATATTGGTTAGTGCAACTATCAAGGCTCCCGACATTCCTATAACTCGTTTACAAGGTGAAATATGGGTACGCCGTAACGGTACAATGTGGATATCTCAACCGCAACTACAGCAAGGAAAAGAACCATCTGTATACATGCCAAACCCGAAAGATATTACCAATTACAAAGAATTAGTTGATCTGGTTGCTGATAAGATTGCTAAAAAAGATTTTGATACGGTAACAGAAAAATTACAGTCTTCCATTAATCAGAACACACAGGAAATAAAATTACGTGTTGAGGCTGAAAAAGTTTACACTAAAGAACAAGCGAATGACCAATTTGCAGGTAAAAGCTATGTTGAAAATTTAGAATCGCAAATAAGCCAAACTGCAGAGTCTATCAAGTCAACAGTAAAAAAAGGCGATATTATCTCTTCTATCAATCAAACGGCAGAGCAAATAACAATTGATGTTTCAAAGCTTGCTATTAATGCAGATACAATGGTGAAATGGTTAACGGCAAAAGGTATTGATACGAATGTTATAAACGTTAATGGTGATAAAATTACCATTGATAAAAATGGTGTAACAATTAAAATATTAGATTTCCTCTACGAAGACGAAAGAGGAATGAAAACAACAGTTATGTCTAAACGCAATCTAATTAGTGACCATGACTTTTCAAGTGCTATAAAGAAAGACATCGGGAACCCTGATTTTTGGGGGGTTGATGGTGGGTATGGTCTTCCGTGGAGAGTGAATGGCAACGTAGTTATAGAAAAAAATACAGCCTTGTTTGATTACGAACAAATGGTGAATGCAGCACGAGTAGATATGTATAACTATCCTGAAACAACCGTTAAAAATGGAATACATCCAGGTAATGTTTATACACTATCAGCACATTTTCGGTGCGCTATGATTAATGGAAAGAGGGTAACTGCTAAACCACAGCTGCACATTTGTTATGTAACGTATAGAGATAATGTTCATTATGATATATGGTATGAATCAAAACTTTCATTTGATGCACCTAGCACATACTATGGCGACATTCAGCGTAGGTCGTTCACTTTTACAATCCCAGCTAGCTATAAACCACAGGAACACGCCGTTGTGATAAAAGTAGAGTCTGCAGATGCAAACATTGGACAAGGTACAGCAGTTTGCGTGTCAGGTGTTACTTTAGTGAGTGGCAAATATGCATCTATGTATGACTGGGATAGAGCAGCAGCAGAAAGAGCAGATGGTCTTCAACCATTTAATAAGATCGCAATAGGAGATGCGAATACCAACATAGGTATAGCACCTGATGGATACACGTTGGATATAAGTACGAACAAAGAGGTTAAGTTTTTCACGAATATCCGAGCATTGCAAGGTGTAAGTCTTGGTGGGAATGCATTTCAACAGTGGGGGCATATTCGTTTTGCAGACGGTAATCTGGGCCCAGGCTTTTACGTGAACACCCCAAATGGCTGGAAATTCAACGCATTGGGATAGAAAGGAAAGATATAAATGAACGGTATTAACTATATGATGCCTTTTCAAGAAGGAGCAACTCTTCCTTATATGGGAAGAATAGTAGAAATAAAACGAACAGAAAATGGGGTTTTCGTTCAAATACCCGCTGACATGTTAGACAATGCTGGGATTGCCAATGACACTAGTAAAGTCGAGGTATGGAGGCAAATGGATGACGGAGGAGCTATTTGTTTTAGAGTGTTAACAAAATGTGAGTTATGTGGTCGTGGAGCCAGACTGTATGAATTAGATTTAGGAGTTGCCAAAAGGCGTATTTGTGCAAATGATTATTTTAAACTTACAGGCGAAAATCCTCCACAAGAACCAGTAGCAACTGAAAATACAACACAAATAGGGCAGCCATAAGCTGTTTATTATTTTGCACAAAATACGGCTTTGAGTAAATTCAATTCATAGATCAAGAGGAGCGATTTAGCTTCTCTTTTTATTTTGAGGAGATGATTAGTGTGAAACGAATAGTAGACCAAGCAATTTATGAAAAGTCTGTTAGCCAAGAAAATAAAAACCTAGTCAAAGATTTTCTTATTGAAAAGAAAGCACAAGGAAAAGCGGCAAGCACTTTAAAACAATATGGTTGGGATTTGCGAATTATTTTGTTTCTAATACATCAACACTTCGAAAATAAAAATCTGGTTGAATTAACACGTAAAGACATTCGAAACTTATCTATTATTTTTCAAGAGATGAGAATGTCTAATGCACGTGTAAATGGATTGATGAGCGCTTTACGTTCAGCACTTGAGTTTTGCGCGGATGATGATGACTATGATTATGAATTTAATGTAGGTTCACGGGTACGTGGTTTACCTAAGAATCCGATTAGAGAAATTACATTTATTACTGAGGATCAGATTAATTGGTTAATCGATGAATTAATTGAGCAAGAAAAATATATGTTAGCAACGTATTTAGCACTTTCTTATTACAGTGCAGCTAGAAAGAATGAGGTATACCAGGTTCAAAAAGAAGGGCTGACAGAACAATATTATACAAATGTGGTACGAGGAAAACGTGGTAAGAAATTTAGATTATATTACAATCACCGGGTGCAGAAATGTATTCGTTTATATATAAATCAGCGAGGTAAGGATACTATTCCAGATTTGTTTGTGCGTGTTTATAAGAATGGTGAGAGAAAAAGATTGAACAAGAGTGTATTTAATTATTGGTGTGAAATATTTGCTAAGATGCTGAACGAAAAGGAAGGGAAGGAATTTAAAATGAATCCTCACTGTTTCCGTCATAGCAGATTAGATAATTTAAAAGTTCAAGGAATACCGCTTGAAAAACTAAAATCACTCGCGAATCATTCTGATATCTCCACAACTGAATCTTATTTGAAAGATAGAAGTGAGGAAGATATTGCAGAAATATTTGGAATGGACCCAAGTTATTTCGCAGCTTAAAAAGGAGAGGAAAAGATGGATCGTATTGATGTACTACTGAAAGCATTTATAGCTACATTTGGTGGCTTTTGTGGGTATTTTTTGGGAGGATGGGATGCAACATTGAAAATCTTAGTGACGATGGCAGTTATTGATTATTTAACTGGCATGATTGCAGCAGGATATAACGGAGAGTTGAAAAGTAAAGTTGGTTTCAAAGGCATCGCCAAAAAGGTGGTGCTTTTTCTTTTGGTCGGGGCGACTGCCCAACTAGACTCAGCACTTGGAAGTAACAGTGCAATTCGTGAAGCGACTATTTTCTTCTTCATGGGCAATGAGTTACTTTCACTTTTAGAAAATGCTGGTCGTATGGGAATTCCCTTACCTTCGGCATTAACAAATGCAGTTGAAATTTTAGGTGGCAAACAAAAACAAGAAGAGAAAAAAGGAGATGTTCAATAATGGGTTGTTTCGCAGGATCAGGTGGCCACAATAATATTGTACAAGGTGCAAATAGTGTTTATGGGAAAGAACATGTGGAGGACAGAAAGTTTCTTGACGCAGTTGCTAAATATGTACAAGCAGCAGGATGGAAGTATGTGAATTGTTCTGATGAAGTTGGAACTACACAAACCGCAGTTTGGAGCAATGCAGCAAATAACCACTTACGAGTGAAAGATAGTGATGTAGATTTACAATTTCATTTAAATGCTTATCCAGGTGGTACAGGCTGTGAAGTTTGGTTGCACCCATCATACGGAAATAGAGAATTAGCAGCAAAGATTTCAAAGGCAATGGCTGATGCATTTGGTTTGAGAGACCGAGGCATTAAATTAACAACAGATTTAGGATGGATTAATAAAACAAAGACTGGTCTATTGCCTGAAATTTGCTTCATTGATAATGAGGTTGATATGCAAAAGTACCGTGCTAATTTCGATAAAGCAGCTAAAGCAGTAGCTGAGGTTATTGTTGGTAAAACAATTCAATCAAGCACAAATAATAGAGAGGTGGAGATTACAGTGAATAAATTCAGTAAAGTTGTTACTTATGAGTTTGGTACAGCATTAGTACCAGAAATGTTAGGAATGATGGATTCTTTAGGATATGAGTCTCGTATCATTTCTGGTGGAGACAAACAGGGTCTAGTGAGATTTGAAACAAATTACCGCCAAGGGAATGAACTAGATCGAGCAACAGCATGGTTAGATGCTAGAGGGCTTAAATACTTCTATACAAAAGAATAGTTTTATAAAAAATGTTATCTGATTCTATAGGTAGGTAAGTATATCTTGATTTCCATCTTTATAGATGTTAGTGTAAATATACACCGTTTCTTATTTATCTATGAACCAGTATCTGTAGAACGAATAGATTAATTTAAAAAATCCCCTTTTGCACCTATATGCAGAAGGGGATTTTTTATTAATCAATATTGTTTAGATAGTACATGTAAACCAAATACTCTGTTTGACCACTGACCACAAAAATGACCACACACTTAAAATAAATTAAATTCATTCAAAATAAAAAGAAGGAATTTGGATTTATTTTCTTTGCAGAAGAATGCACTATAGTAGTATAGGGTACACCAAAAGATATGATATACTTTATACGACGCATGTGGAGTGTGT